CAGTTCAAGTTCTTGTTTACCCTTGCCTAAGTAATCGCCCATAAGCTCGTTGTAACGCCCTAAGCCTTCGTTTTGCTTAAGCTGTGCCTCGTAGGCTTTAATGCCACCGCTAGACAAGGCTTGAATCGCCTTATCCATGCCTTGCACTTCAAGCATGGCATCACGTGCTTTTTCCTTTAAGCCCTTAAGTGCGTCGGCGTATTGATCGGCTTGCTGTTGTGCTTCTGACTTTCCACCGCTTGCCTTGCCTTTACCCTTGCCTGTTTTACTTAAAGGCGTTTCTACTGTGCCTCTGGTGTCGTTAGGGATCTGGCTTTGTGCTTGTGGCGGTCTTACTTTAAACTCATTTCCGATTTGTTTAAAGTCCGTGCCTGCATCCTTAAAGAAGCCTCTTCGTGATGTTTTGGCTACATCTAAAGCAAGCTCTAAACCGCCTGTAGGGACGGAAAGCTTCCCAAATGACACCATTTTTGCCACGTTATTGGCGGCTCTTCCCACCTCCAGCATTTTACGCAAGGATTCTTCAATTAAAAAAGAAACCCCTCCCAATGCACTACGAATTAACGCCTGCACCACGTTTACAACCGTTCTAAAAAATACAACAATGCCACTGCCTAATGCGATCCAACCTTCCCTATTTGCTTCGACACTTTTTAAAATAAAACCAAGCGACCGCAATAAAGAACCGCTTGCATCCGTCGCCTTGTCAATATCTGCCACCAAAGACGCAAAGGTAATATCTGCTTGCGACTTCAACCGCCCAAACGTCATAGGCATTTTGTCAAACTCTTTGTTGACATCATCCGCCTGCTTGATGAGTACGTCAAATACGTCCTTTGAAAGAAGCTTGCCTTCAATCACCATAAGGCGAAGCTTACCCATAGACACACCTAAGCCTTCAGCAATTTTAATAGCAATCTCGGGCGTATTCTCGACAATGGAGTTAAACTCTTCGGCTCGCACAATACCGCCTGCCATTGCTTGCGAAAACTGCACTAGGCTGTTTTTAATCGCTTCTCCACTAGCTCCACTCAATACGCCAAGTTTTGAAACAGTATCCGTCAACGTCAGCATTTCGGCGTTCGTTGCACCAATGCTGTTCTTGGTATTTGATATTCTTTGAAAGACGGTTACGATGCCTTCAAGGCTCGTCCCTGTGCTTATGGCGACCTTCTTTAAAGCTTCAAAGTTCTGCGTGCCTAGTGCAATGCCTTTGCTTGCGTTGATTGTCCGTGCTTCTAATAGACGCATCTTGTCGGCGGTGTCGGCTAGCTGTTTAGCAATAACTCCAATACCAAGCGTTGCCAATGTGGCTCCCAGCATCCTAAAAGAGCCAACGACCTTATCGCTTGCCTTTGCCGTACCGTCTGCTGTGTTCTTAAGTTTCCTTAAGTCGCTTTCGGTCTTAGCAACCCCTTCGGCTTTAGTCTCCACTATGATTTTAGGATTGTCCGCCATCATCATGTTGTGAAGCCTCCTGCGTCATCATTAAACGGTCTATCTCCATTATAAGCTTAAGCTCGTCTCTATTGTATGCCACTCCAAACAAGCGATGCCATGCCTCTAACTCCGTCCACTTCAAGGGGCTTGCTCCACCCATGCCGTAATCCTTGCCATGAAATGAAATCTCGTCGTAGACGCTGAATAAGTACCCATGACGGCATTTTGGAGGCACTAGGGCAAGACTAGAAGGGTCGTTGTGGTGGATTGTCTGCCATACGGTACACTTACCACCCTTTGGGACTTTTCTCATACCGCATAGCCACTTGACGTAAGCCGTTAAGCTTTCTTCGTCTTCGGCTTGGCTACTTGAAAAAAATTGCTTTTATCCGTAAAGAATCCCACCAACTGCTCGCCAATAAAAGCAGAATCGGGACTTTCAAGTAACGCTTGTAAGCCTTGTGCGTTGAACTCGTAACCGCCCATTTTGCCACTTTCAAGGATGCCAAAAAAGGCTTTAGCGATGCCTTCGGCTGTATCAAGTCCACCGCCAGAAATCTGCAAGCTAAACTTTTCGTAAGCTTCCACATCTGAACGAGGCTTAAACGTGATCTTTACATCTTCAATCTTTTCGCCATACACTGGATCAACCGCTTGAAAAACGGCTTGCTTTGCTTTAATATCCCCTAAACGCATAATCTTCTCCCTATGCTTTTGTGATTTTCAACGTCGTCGCTTCTCCACTGTCGTAAGTGGCACTAAATCCAGCCGTTACGATAATAGAACCCTGCCCTGCAATGCTCTTTTCAGCACTGCTTAATTTAACCTTTGGCATCAAGAACGTGTAGCTATCGGTGCCGTTAGAAATAACAAAGCTTAAATCGTCCTCGACTTCATCCAAGAAATCCGTCGATAACGTGATGTTTTCAACGTACAACTCTAAAGAGCCTGTTACATCAATGAAGCCCTTAGAGAACGAATCAGCTAACTTTGAACCAAGAATGAAGTTTGGCTCAAAGTTATTCGCAATCGTCAAGGACGCACTGCTTGCTTTGTACGTAGATCCTTTCCAGCTAACGGTCACTTCATGCCCTGTAAAGGGTGATGTGTTAGACGATGCAGTCATCGTGGCATCAAAAGACGTGCCACTAGGAACAAGGTCACGCCCCACAATGGACGCCGTGCCAGTCACAAGGGCGTCTAAAGACATATTTAACGTCAACTGGTTAAAAATAGCACCCTTCACCAAAATATAATCGGTGTTGTCGTTTTCACGTCCTTCAATATGATAGGAGCGTGTCGTGGTGCCATGCTTCAATACGCCTGTACTGAAAGCGTTTTGCATAACGCCTTCAAGGAACGTGTCAAAATCAGAATCAGCAAACTCAAAGCCCATATCACCAGCAACCGACAAATTGCCGTGCCGTTGAAAATTACGTTGGCTATTACCACTGAAGGATTCAGACATCAAGTTTGTTTTTGTGGGGTTAATAGCAAAACTGGTTACAGGGAAAGCAACCAAAGTAGGAGTAGCAGGAGCCACGCCGTATGTCGCTTCTATTTGCATCCCTACATCAAAACGTGAACCTTGTGCGAATGGCATTGATTAAACCTCCATGTGTGCCGTGAACGGTATTGTCACAGGCGTGTGTAAATAACTGTCTTCTAAAATATTTGTGGACTGGTAGCCTACATCTATGATTATATCACCTCCTGAAAATGTAAGGCGTTCACCCTTTGGGAAGGCATCCAGTATCAGCTTCACATAATCGTTGCTAGGCTTTGTGCCTGTGTTCATTGCGGTAAATATACTTACTTGATACACCCCCCGCACAAAGTTTAAACCGTCACGTCCAAGTGTCGCCGATTCAGCAGAACCAAACAGGATAGACGGACGTACCCATATTGCCGTTTCTTGGCTGTCGTCATAAATGATGTTAGGGTACTTGATTAAATCGGTCGTGACCACCGTTGCAAGGCGTGTGTGCAAGGCAATCTCTAAGGCGTTGTATTCCATTATCTAAAACCCCTTTCTGATGCTAGACGTTTCTTAGCAAGCTCCCAAAATCGGGGAGCCTCTGCAAGTGTAATGCGGATCATGCCGTCGGGATTCCGTGCTTGTGCCGAGTGCCCGTATTCCAACGCTAGGATATAAGGAGCGTTATTGGCGAGATACGCCTTTTCCGTAAACTTGAGTTTGCCTAATGGTTGCAATGTTGTTGATACATTTTCGCCCTCTGTGGGCTGGTTTGGATGTGACCCCACACCGCCGATATTCTTCCACCACGACGCCCTAGCAAAGCCTGTGTCAACTGGTGTTCCACTGTGTGAAACCACCGTATCGGGGGCGTCCTTCCCTACTATGATGCTGTTAAACATCATATCGCACCCTAACGAATAAATGGCTTCTGCGTCTTTCATCGCCACATCAACGGCTTTATCAAAGTCGATAGTAAACTTTTGATTGCGTCCCATTACATCCCTCCATAGACAAGGGGGCGTGAATGTATCCACACCCCTTTATTCTTGCCTTATTCACTGCTAAGCGATTGCGTTGTGGATCAAGTGACCGTATAACGGCTCAATGATCTTAAAGCCTGCCAAGACTTCGGAGATGATTCTGTGTTCACCACCGCCTGCAATTTCAGGATTAAACGAAGTGCGGGTTACAATAGGGAAAGGAAGCGTGTTGCTACCGTTACCAATGCGGTACTCTGCACTGCTTAAGCTGGTTACATCAACGTAAGGGCATACACCCAAACCGCCGTAGTTTTGAATCGTGGAACCATTTAACGACAAGTTTTGACCTAAGCAAGCAATTAAAAGCTTTCTTGTATCAATCCAAGCGTTAGAAGCCGTTGCACGAATACCAGCACCGTTGTAGGAGCCATCCAAAACAAAATAGTTTTGAACACCAAATACACGAGCAAAGTTATTCAAGCCTAAACGGTAAGCTCCCAATTCAGATCCTTGAGACGTTGAAGCCCCAAAACCTGCCAAAGCATCCAACACGTTGACGTTGTTACGAATGATCGCATGAACATCTTTAGTGACGATAATTGTATCAGGAACCGCACCACTGATTTTTTGAACTTCATCCACCTTATCGGTAATTTGTTTAACCAAGTCGGTAGTCGCCGTCGTCCAATCTGTGGGGTCGGTTTTAGAGCCTGAACCATAGTTGTTAGCGTTCATAAACTCGTTAGCAAACCCTTTAATCAACTTAAAGGCTGAACGCTCGGCGGTAATTGTCGCCAAGTTCAACATATGCTCCTGAGCGGTAACGCTGGTTAATCCACCGACGTTAATCCCTTCAACACCAAGCAAACGCTCGGCGTCGTTAAAGGATGCGGTCGTAAAGGCAACCGTTGAAGTGTCACTGATGCGAGCTTCAATCGGTGTTCCGTAAGGATTAGAAAGGACATCATTACGACGCTGTTCATCAAGGTTTGGCTTGATGATGGTTCCAGTCGTCGTAGAAACAGGAACAAAAGGAAGTGTCGAAATCAATTCAAGCGTGTAAGGCATTGCCTGTTTTGCATGAACGTAAGACGCTTCCGTTAAAATAGGAGTGTAGTTAATGTTCGTCATTTGTTATAAAACTCCTTGTTGATTAAACAATACACGGCTATAACCGCCATCTGTACCTGCTTCCAAAGCAATCGCCACCACTTGGTTGGTGGAAGTCGCCACTACAAGCTGACCATCGTTAGCACTCATCAAGTTGACGCCACGTGCAAACACGGCTCCACCCTGACCAAGGCATTCGCCAAACATAACAACTTCTACAGAGTCGCCGTCTGCTAATGTACTTTGCACATTACCGACCAAACCAATTACACGACCGCCAGCGGTTGTGTTGAGAATTACCTTGCCACTAGAAAAGACTAATGCCTTTCCTACATCGGCAGTTGTAATTGCACCACCAGCCGTAAGAATCTGTCTCACAACTGGAGAAGCACCATATTCATATGCAACCATTAGTTAGCACCTCCACTTAAAGCTTTAAACTTCTTCTTAACATCGTCCATATTCGCAGAAGGCTTGTCTTCGGCATCCTTAGAAGCCTTGGGCATCTTGCCAAGCTTCAAAGCAACCGCACCTTTTACGGATTCGACTTCATCCGCAAGCCCTTTCATCGCAAGCACAATGGCTTTACGATGCTCGCCTGCTTGAAGCAAACCCAATGCGATAGCGGTTTGAGCGTCATCTTCACCACCAAGAAAAGCAATCTCTTCCTTAGCGTTTGATAATGCCAAAGCCTGCTCATGCTTAGCAAGGGTCGCTTTTGCTTCCTCTGCCTGTGCTAAAGCTTGCTTAAGTACCGCTTGAGCGTCGCCATCTAGTTGAGACAATGCCAATTCGGCGGTCATCACAACCTTTGGGGACTCGTAAGCAGATAGCTTCAATTCTAGCTCCTGCTTTTCACTCGATAGCTGGGTGACTTGCTTTTGCAATTCCTCCAACCGTTTGTTTTGTTCGTCCTGATTCATAGGTTCCTCCTTATTCAGAACTAGGGTAACATCACTAAACTGATTCGCAGGAGCGAATACAAGGCTTAGTTCTTGGATGCTCAATTCGGTCACCAAACGCACATCCTCAAAGGGAGCGTTTGGATCCTTGCTTAAGCGTTTAATCTCTTCTTCACCAGTTAGGATTTTGCTTGTCCCCCCTAGTGAAAGTCCTTTAATGAGTCCACTTTGCACCACTTGCCAAGCGTCATCATCCTGCACATCAATTTCAACCGCCCAACCTTCACGGTCGGTTTGCATACCTAGTGCTTGTGCCATTTCGCTCTTGAGTACAAATGACTGTGACACCACCCCACGCTGTGGGTTATTCATGCCTTCGTGGTTGAAGTTGACACGCCCACCGTCCGCCATAAAAGACTTGACGGCGGTGTCTAATACTTCGATAGGAATGTGATTCCCTTTTTGGTCAATAACAGGCATCCCATTTTTAGTAGCCACATTCCCCCATCCGTAAACCTTACGTTTATCGGCGGATAGTTTGGTTTCTAAATCAAGTACAAAATCCATATTAAGAACCTCCGTTATTACATTAACATTTTTAAAATCGCTTTTGTTGGTCACTAGAGAAAAGCGGATGCCTGCAAGGCGTAAATAACGACGCAACGACAATTTACCGTGTTGCCTGTGGACGCTTGGGGGTCGTGAGGGTACATAATCCGCCCCAATGAGCTGATAAACGGCTCGTTAATGGCTCGTCCGTCCTTATTCATGCTAGGCAAGGTTAAATGTGCGTCCCTTGTTTTGCTATCACGCCGTGGCACCCAATAACGGCGATAATCATTCGCCCCGATACTCCCCTCTTCAATAGCATTATCGTAAATGTGTTGATTCGCCATGTTCGTCATGCGTAGGGCTTCTGTGCGTGCGATTGTTTCCGCCCGATACTTAAGTTGCTTTTGCCTGTATCGATCCACACGCTTGATGATGTCATCCTCTTTAAGAACTTTCTTTGTAAGGCGTTTATCACGAAGCCTGTAACTGCTGACGGATTCACCAGCCCTTAGTTTGGCTTCATAGTTCTGTACCGCCTTTACCTGTTGAGGCGTTAAGCCGATACTGCCTCTTATTGCCCTTGCACTTTGAAGCGGATTGACCCCCCTAAGTGTAGACCTAGAAAGCTCGGCTCCTATGCTTTGAAGCGTTGCCTGTGTCTCATTCGTGATAAGCGTATTCGTCCATGTATTCACCACGTTTGCAAGGCGTGGGTTTACTTGGTTGAAGTACACACCTGAAACGGTTATATTCTTGGCAATCTGCACGCCCGATGTTGCATAGTGGTTAGTCATCGCATCTTTAAAGCCTTTAAGCCTCAATTGCACGGCTTCGGGATTAAACGCCCTTTGTATGGCGTAAACGTCGTTATTCATAACCGCTACCGTCAAAGCGTCTAGCGTCATCAAGTCCTTAACCTGCTCAATAGCAAGGAGCCACTCATTCGCTAAGTAAAACTCCTTGCTTTCCGCTATCGCCATAAGTTCCTGACGCTTGGCTTGCAAGCTTGCTTCACTCGGCATCATCTGCCAGCTCGTCATCTAAAGGGGGCTTGGGTGTGCCTATCATCGGGTTCATCATCAAGGCGTCCTCCTGCAACTTCAACCGCTCTTCGGCTTCGGGCTTAGGCAATCCGCCGTATTCAAACAAATAGTTTTCTTGGCTTTCTGTCAACACGATGCCAGCCCCACTTAAAGCGTTGATAAACGTCGCCATGCCATCTAGTGTAAGGTCTACACTATCATAAGTAAGCTCGGGAAGGTACTCAAACGGCTGTCCGTTTAGCACCCAAAGAGGCTTAATGACTTGGTGATTGAACGTGTCGCATAAATGCTGTGCAATGCCTTCAACCAGTAGCTTAAACATCGACGTGGTGTCTTTGCTTAGGGCATAGCTTCCTGAATCCTGCCCCACCATAACAAGAAAGCCAGCCATTAACGCTCTTGCAATACTGTTTTCTTCACGATTGATTAAAACATTCGTGTCGATGAACTTAGACCCCTCGACGCTCATTAAATGCACGTCTTCACGTCTTGTATTCGTTGGCTTGCCTTCTGCATCCATATAAGGAGCTGACCCAATAATCAAGCCATCCACTAGCCCCGATTTGTACCGTATCGCTTGTGCTGATAAACGCTCTACGTCTTCTCTTATCTTCTCTTCTGACCCTGTGTTGTCAAACGTGAAAATTGGCACGCCTTCTAAATTAACTTGCACTTGACGGTTTTCTTTTGTTAAATAAAAACACTTGTTTTTAAAGTGGAAGTAAGCCGATTTAAGCAATGACTCACCATAAGCAGAATTGTTGTAGTTGCCAATACCTTTGGCATAAACGCATTGCGATAATTCAATCGTATCAGTTGTAAGAAGGGAATCAAACCCTTCAAGCGTATACTGGTCTGCAAACTTAGCGGTTAAATACCGCTGGGGGTGAAAGTTTAAATTATCCACCTCGTAGCCTGTTTCACCTTTACGCAAAACCAGCTCAAACAGAGAGAACCCATACAGGAACGTCGAGACATAGTTTCGCAGGAAGTCCTTAAAGTCGCCACCAGCCCAATCCGTGAACATCTGCTCGGCGATCTCGTGAAAATCGTCTCCGTCGTCTTCATCGTTGGATTTAATCTCAAACGTGAGGCTCGTCATTAAAAGCTGTAGAACACTTGAAAAGGCTCTTGTCACCGTGTCGGTTTCTATCATGTCGTAATAACGCTGAACCCATCCCCTCGCATCCGTGGGATTGTTAATCTGCGTCGTGGCTTCTGTACCCCATAACATCCACGCTCCATAACTTGAAGCGGTTTGAATGTTTTGAGGCGTTGCCTGCGTTTGCTTGCGGTACTTCTTATTTTTTGCCATGTTAAAATCCTATGCTTATGCCTTGAACGTCGGACTGTCTACGATTTAGTTTAGCATTGATGAACTGTGTTAAGGCGTCCACCATATCATCATCCTTGCGATTTGGAAAAGCAATCGCTTGGTCGATTAACGAATCTGTAAAGGGATTGTCTAAAAACTTGACACTCCCTTGATTAAGGTAGATTGTAGAGGCTTCTGCCCTTGCTTCCTTGCTTTCCTTTGGTGTTATGGCTAGCACGTTGTCAATGCCATGCTGACGCAATACTCTAATGATAGCATCGCCGTTTGCTTTCTTTTCAATTATAAGCGAATGAGGGCGATATTCGTTCATCATTTGCTTAATGCTCGTTAGGGTTGCCAAGAAATCCATTTGTTTGTTGATACCGTTGACGCAATACCACTCGCCCTTGTACCGTGCAAAAACGATAATTGCCACGCAGTCAGAAAGCTCCGAATCGCTAAACGTGGCATCCACTGAAAGCAATACTTCTGTCGCACCATTGATAATGGCATTAGCGTTTTCGTCCACAATGGGGAACATCTCTTCTTTGAAGATTTCGCCGTCTGCAACGCTTGGACGCTGTTGTAACTGGCTATTGTAGTGCCTTGCCCCTTTTGCTTTTTCCTGTTGCACCCACACCTCACCAAAGCGTGCCTCCCATAACAGTTCCCCCTCTTGCGTGCGTGGGTCTTGGAAGCCTAGCGATGATACGGTCTTAATGGGATGATTTGAGTCGTACAAGGCAGGGAAACAAAGCACATCATAATGGCGTGCGTAGGCTTCATCTGCCAAGATACGCCCTGCGATGTCATCTTCGTGTAGCCGTTGATGAACCAACACTAAGGGGGTCTTTTCGGCTTTAGTTCCCCTTGTCGTGAAAGTAGAGTCATACCAAAAGAAACAAGAATCTCGTTTCACTTGGCTTCGTGCGTCTTGTGCTTCGAGTGGATCGTCGCAAAGCAGAAAATCCGCATCCTGCCCTGTACCACCACTGGTTGTAATAGGTAGGCGACTCCCCCCTTGTTCATTCTGATAATAGCTTGACCCCCATCGTGTTGCATGAGGCTTGCACACGTCACCAAACAAACGCTGGTAAAAGGGGGAGGCAATCAAGTTTCTAGCCTTTACAGCATCCCTTGTAGAGAGATTGTCCTTAGCTGATGCTGACACAAAACGCCTATGTGGTCGCACCGTCCAGTCCCACGCTGGCATAAAGACGTTGACAATGATACTCTTTGCGTGGCGCGGAGGGAGGAATATCATCAAACGGTTACGTTCTAGCCTTTCTTCTGCTAGAGCTTGCAAGTGGTCGCAAATGGCTTCAATATGCCAGTTTTCTACAAAGTCCCCTTGTTGAACCACAACGTGCCAAAATGTCTTAACAAAGAAGTAAAGGGAGCCTTTGCATAAGCGACGCAAGGCTTCATCATGTGCTAGGCGTAACGCTTGAACGCTTGCCATTTAAACCCCTATTTTCTGATACGCTAGCCCCTCTGCTGGGTTGACCGTGTGAACCTGTAGCACCTGCTGGTTTGTGTATCCGCCGTGTGTGATTAAGTCTTTTGGCTTGATGACGTAATCGTTTGTAAGCTGAACGATCAAGACGCCACCAACGCTAGGGTTTAATCCCTTAGTGTCCTTTGTTGCGTTTTGACGGTATGCCTTGCCTGTGTGTGTCGTGGTTGTCGTTGTGACTGCTCCTGTCGTGGCATTGCGTGTGGTGGTTGCCACTTGTGACACCGTGCAAGCCGTGCCGTATCGTGCTAGCAAAGAGGCGACGGCTTCTCTCATTGTGGCAAGCCCTGCCATGCGTAAGGGGCTTCTGTTACAACCATTGTCATTGTACTTGATGCCGTCGTAGCGGTTACGCCGTCGTAAGTGGGGAGCGTGCCTGCTTGGCTCATCTCGGCAAATGAACGCTTCAAGGCTTCGTATTTAGCACCCATATTCCCCCATGTGACACTAAGCCCTTCAACGGCTTCATCCTGTGGCTTGCCTGCTGATTTAGCGATTAAAGCCGTGCAAAGCATGGAAAGGGTTTTAGCCATATCAGAGTTTTGCAAAGCGTATGAATCCGTAAGCTCTTCATTGCTAAACAAGTAAGGGCTTGCGGTGTCTTGTAGCAAAAATCGGAGTAAGTCTTTTACTGAACTGGACGGTGTACCTGAATAGCTCATTTCTTTTTACCTTTGGCTTGTGGCTTAGGTGCTTCGACGATTGCAGGGGCTTCTTTCAGTTCAACCTGTTGAGTTTCTAGTGCTTCAACGTGGCTGTACCTCTTAATGATCCCATGTTGTAGTAAGTATGCCCTGTTGACGCTGGCAGGCACACGGTCGCCTACTTTGTAATCGTGCCAGTCTTGAGCGAATGTGAACTTCATATTATGCCCCTTTGCTTAGTGAATAATACTTTAAAGCTTTGTTATCATCATAACACGCCATAATTGTAGTTGTGGGTGCGATTAAGCTGATGCCCTTGTCCTTTAGCTCACCACGCACAAAAGCCCTTTGAAGGGCAGGGGAAGCTTTCCCCTCTTTAATAAGGGCATGGGGGCGTTCAAGGGTTTCGATGTATTCCAGTAATAAGTTGATTGTTTCTTTAAAGTAATCTTCGTTTTGACCCACAAATCCGCTAGGCATACAGCAATGATTAACCACTTCGTAAATCCGCTTGATTGTAGAGTTGTCAAGTTCCGTGCCTGTCTGCACGCAAAGGCTTAAATGGTTTAAGGAATTAACCAGCCTGCTAAACAGAACGTCATCACGAATCGGCATCTATTGACCCTCCAGCTTATCAAGCCCCTTGCCTAGTGCGATGATGTTGTCAAAGTCCATGTTTTTAATTTGGTCAACTAGGGTTTCATCAACAGTAAGAGTGGTATTTTGGTCTACCTGTGTGGTTTGCTTCCAGCCCATTTTCGCATTTGAGTAGTGCTTAATGGCGTCAAGGGCGACTCTATCGTCTACCTCTTCATCAAACATGAACGCTTTGAATCGGCGTGTTACCTTCATATCTAAAACGCTCTTTGCGTGTTTAAGCTCGTGGGCGTAATGCTTTTGAAGCGTATTTGGACACATATCTAGCACGCCTGCGATTTGAGCGATTGTGCATCCATTCACTACCATTGCTTCAACATTTGCCCGAGTTTCTAGTGTTGGCTGGTGCGTAGGAGGAGTTTCCCCTTTTTTAGGCTTATAGGGCATGTCAACCCTCCCCTATGTTGTAGCGTTACTATACACCTGCATGATGACACATTTAAATGCTTTCGTCAAGTGGTAACACTTTGTTTCATATCCTCCATATAATGTAAAGATTTATTACAATGATTGACAAGTTTATATCAAGTATTATAATAATTACATAAGGTTAACTAAAGGAAACGCCTTAAGGTTTACACTAAAGAAAAGGAAACTAAAACCATGACCTTTGAACAAACAATGCACACCATTTACGGCATCTTTAACAAAAGAGTTGGAAACTTTGGCAATTATGAAGTAAATAGGTTTTACCGTGAAATTGAAACACCACTTAAAGCACTGCAAGCCGAGTATGACCGCTTGCTTGAAGAAAGTAACCAGTTGAAAGAAAAGAACGCCTATTTGCTAAAGTTTAAAAAAGCAAATACGCCCATGTATAAAGGTGAATACAATAATGCCTAAAAACCCCCCTCCCTGCTACCCCTATGTAGCCATATCCGCCATACTAGGCTTGCTAGTCATGCTAGCCTATGCACCAAGTTAGAAAGGAAATGCACACCATGAGTAACAAAGTATTTAAACGTTTTGATGTGGATCTTAATAATCTTTCCGTTCCTAAAAAATGGCAAGGTACACCATTAACCGATTTGTATGTTGACCTGTATTATAATACCATTTGGCACATTGAAGATTTGAGGAAGTTTTTTAAAAATGTTCCCCTTGACTCTACACCTGAAACTATAACCCTTAAACCACAACCTTATGTTTGCTAGCCGTTAAAGTTAAATAACGTAAACCAAACCCCCTAGCAATAGGGGGCTTTTTTTATTGTGGCATATTTGCCATAATTAAACACACGCCTTTCTAAGCTCTCAAAATACGCTTGCCCTTGTCTACATACCTAAAACGCATTTACGCACCGTGTGGGTAGTCTCCTATTGCTCACAACAAGCTTTTCATTCACACCCCTGTTGTATCCAAGTTCAACCAGTCAAAAATCGCTTGCCAAATGATACGCTTTTCTTTTTTGAACTTGTTTCGGTTGACCTGATGCTTCTTTGCTGGTGGCTCCCCATGCAACACATCCCTATAACGAACGTGTACCGTATCCGTTACCGTCACCAAGTTGCTTGTGTGGCGTTGCCCGATGTGGTGAAGCGTCACATGGCGATCATCTACACCCACTGGCGACAAGCCGTTAGCTAGGCGTTTGATATTTTGCAAGTTTAAGTCAAACGTCTTGGGATTGAAATAGACCTTGCGGTTAAGTTCAGGGATGAAGATTGGCGTAAAGTATTTCATGCCTTAATTGTAAACAACCAATACGGCGATTGTGTGACTAAGTGCTGGTGTTGTTTGTTGTGTAGTTTTTTTGCAAGTTTAGCCGTTTTTTAGCCATTATGGGGTGGATAGCCAGTGGTGGTGCGATTTATTTGTTTGCACGTTGTTTGCAAGTTAAAAATGCAAAACGGTTTCTAAAAATGCAAAAGTGTTTTAGCGTGTATTTTTAGACCATGACCTTGTAATTCAATAATAACAACGCTTTACACCCTATCCAATTTCTAAAAATGCAAAAATGCAAAAAAACACTATAGAAGAAAAAAGGGGATAAAAAAGTAAAGAGTAAAAGAAAAGAAAGAATATAAAAAACCTATATTTATTTTATAGGTGTATTTTTACATTTTTACATTTTTACACCTCAAAGCCAGTCATAGCAATGGTTTTAAAAATACACGTAAAAATGCACGTGTATTTTTAGAAATAGGCTTGTTTTTATTATGGAAGTATGTTATTATGGTTTTGCGACGTTGGAAGTGACTAATTTTTATACATTTTTTTGATGAGGCTCCAAGCCTGCACCCCCTCCTAAGTCACTAAGCCGTCGCACGCTTTCAGTATTTGAGGGGGTGTTTTTTATATTTTGTTTGAGGAGTCCATTAGTGTCTGAACAATTAACGCAAGTATCAATCCTTGAGCAGATCGTTGATGCGACTATGGTCGAGTTTCCTTCTGCTAAGCGAGATATAATCTACTTAAACGCCGTTAAGGGATTGGCGGACATTGTGGCAAGGGGGCGTTTTGAAGCTCAATGGACGGATAGCAAGTTTGCGTTGATGAACTTTTACGGATTTGTGTTTGCTGAAAGTGGAGCAGGGAAAGATAGTATTGCCAGTTTTTTAGCTAAAACGTTTTTTGGTGGTGCTTCTGTTGTTTATGAAGCAGACTTGGCGGATGCACACGTTGGAGCGGTGGAGACATTAAGAAAAAACGCCGAAAAAAAGTATCCGTCAAAGACTGAAAAAATATCGGCGGATTTGCAGATAGCAAGGCAACACTACATCAAAAGCCATTTTCCAAGAATGCCCGAGCTGGATTTGTCGGACGGTACACGTGAAGGGTTGATTGCTGAACGCATTTCTTTAAAGACGCTAGGCGTCGGATGTACTAGTATTGTAATATCAGAGCTTGCCAAGCAATTAAGGGGGATTAGAGCAAACGACACCAGCTTTTTAGACCTTGTTATGGAAATCTACGACACAGGCAACAATAAAGGGAAAGCCGTCAAAGGGGATTCTGAAAAGAAAACCGTTGAACGTTTGCCAAACAATTTGTTAGCTTACACGACGATGGATATTGTTATGAAATGCCCTAAGAAACGTCAGACATTTATTGAGCTTTTTTTAGAGGGGTATGCACGTCGTTCTTTTATTGTTTACGATCAAACAAAAGAAGTTTTACCGTATTTTCAATCTAAAGACGATTGGCTTAAGCAGAATAAATCGGGACAAAAGAAAGAAAGCACCTCGTATATTTTACAAGAATTGAGCCAGTTGCAAACGGATGTTTTAAAGAATGTGGGTCAGATTGTACCCCTTGACGACGACGCATCTTATACCGTTTATGAGTACGAGCAGAACTTGCTACGTCGAATTGAAAGCGGGCAGGTATCAAAAACAAGCAAGCATGAAGTAAAAGGGCGGTTTTGGAAGGCGTTAAAATTGGCTGGCGTTTTTGCCGTTATTCAAAGAAAAAAACTTGTCGATGTTCAAAGCGTTGAGGATGCCATAAACTTTACAGAGCATTTTGGGAATTATTCAGTTCGTTTTCTTGATGAGTTGACGACCGAACAGACCGCGATTGAAAATGCCACTGATTATATCGAAGAACTATGGGATCTTGCAATGAAGCGTGAATTAGACACAGGCGAGAAAGGTTACTTTAATCTTGGCGATGTGAATAAATCACTAGGACGCAAGGCTTCTAAATCTCGTAAAAAAGAATTGATTGAGGAGATGCAAGATTATGCTATCACTCAAGGCTATATGTTTGTTTTAACTAAGATAAAAAGGGAGGAGCGTTATATGCTTGAGAAGTTACCACGCACGGAGGATATTCCTGTAACCATATCCTTGTGTGCGGATGACCACCTTTCAGAAGGGTACAAGTGGGTAGAAGGTGACGAATGCACCTTAGAAACTGCCCTAGCTTTGACGACGTGCGGTAATTATTCCGCTGGGAAGTTTAAGGGTGAACACCGCTCTAAAGCTGATTGGCAAGGTGGAAACACGATGTTGATTTTTGATGTGGATACAGGCACAACCATTGAAGAAACGAAATCGATGTTTATTGATACGGCTTGTGCGATTATGCCTACAAAGAGTCATCAAAAAGAGAAAAACGGTGTGGTGTGTGACCGTTTTAGAGTCTTTTTACCCTTAGTTTCCCCGATAGATTTTACGGATGCCAAGCAGTTTACACGCATTATGAAAAACGTCGCCGAATCGTTTAACTTGACCTTTGACACGGCTACTGCTGATCCAAGCCGTATGTTTTACCGTGCGAGTGATGAAGCATTCAGCCAAGCATGGTTTAATGAGTACGCCTTGCATTTTGTTGATTGGCGGATGTTTAACCATGAAAAAATGGGGGAACAAGAGCTTAAACAAGTCGCACGGATGCACAATGCCACGTTTAGAGCAGAGAATAAGAGCAAAGAGTTTGTTGAAAAGTGTGTGCGTAAATTGTGCCAAAACAGGTATCACGACGGAAACCGAAACAACACGTTGTTTAGAGCGTTGCGTTGGTGTCGAGATGCAGGTTTTACGCAACAGGAAGCCGAAGCCTTGATGCTTGAAATAACCAGTTCTAGTCCATTGCCTAGCGTTGAATGGAAGACAACGGTAAGGAGTGCGTGGAAGTGATTAGATTTTACGACTTCAAGGATGAAAAGCTTTTTAGCGTGTTGAAAAAGAAAGTCTTAAGCGATGTGTGGTTTATTGCTTATTGCGTCACAGAAGGAGGGCTAGATTATTATCAGACGTTTAAAACAGGCTTGCTTTTATGCCCTATGAATAACAGGCAAGTCAAGGCAATTAAGCCTATAGACGAAGCGTTTAACGTGTACTTTAAAGAAATAAAGGAGATTGATTATGGATGTGGATAACACAGAATTGCGATTAGTTGTAAGGCATTTAAACAAAATGCTTTTAGACCTTGCTAATGAAGTAGAGACTTTAAAAGATGCGGTAAAAGAACTACAAGCTGAGGTGAAAGCGTTGAAGGGTGAGCCTATAAACTTAGATACGAAGACAACGGAAACAACAGTTCGTTTTAATTTTACCTTATTCAATTTTGGGAAATCCCATAAATTACCTAAAGACCGCTTAAAAAAAAAGGAGACCGTGTGATGGATAGGCTAGACCGATTAGAGCAAGTGGTGAAGAAGGCAGAAAAACTACTTGCCGAAGTAATAGCGTTGAAGGGGGAGCCTAGCGACCCTCCCCCACCAGTGGGTGAGCCATTCCGTGAGATTGTAGGCGAGGCGTTGCAGGAGTTTATAGACACGAAAGGACGGAAAGACTAATGCTAACCAACACGATACTTTCAAGCCTATTATGGGAGTTGCAAGGGGACGAGTACCCTGTGCTTGTAGACGGAGCCATTGTTAAACAGATCCGCTTCGATGAAAAAGTGCAGATGCTTATTCTTGACACCGAAGAAACTCAACTAGAAAAGGGTGAACACATCCTATGGAATGCTGAATGATGAGTAGTACATTGAGAGGTTACGACCGCCACAAGTCGGACTACTATGTAACGCCCGACTGGATTATTGACGAACTGTTTGACCATATACCTGAACTGTTTGAAGAAATGGAAGGACGGACAGACTGATGAGTAATGTACTTTGTGGTAACAATACAAGCCTTATTCTTGAACAGGAATATAATTCAGTTGATTTAATTCTTACATCCCCCCCTTATGATGACTTACGAGAATACAACGGATACAGTTTTGATTTTTATCGGATCTCGAGATCGTTATTCCGTGTTTTGAAGGAGGGGGGGGTACTGGTATGGGTTATTGGAGACCAAGTTAAAAAGAAAAGCGAAACAGGGACATCTTTTAGACAGGTATTAAAGTTCATGGATATGGGCTTTTTATTGCACGATACTATGATTTTTGAAAAGAACTCTAGTACATTTCCTGCGAGAAAAGAAGGCAAGCGTTACACACAGATTTTTGAGTATATGTTTGTTTTGTCTAAAGGACAACCCAAGACAGTAAACTTGATTTGTGACAAACCTAACAAATGGGCTGGGTTTAAAGATTATTCAGGGAAGTTAAAAAATCCAGTTCCTCAATTTTCACCACGCACAAACATTTGGCGTTACACCACAAGCAAGAACCCAACAGGACACCCAGCACCTTTTCCTTTAGAACTAGCTCGAGATCACATCTTGACTTGGACAGATGAAAACGATTTAGTGTTAGACCCCTTTGCAGGGAGTGGAACTACTGGAGTCGCTTGCAAGGAGCTTAACCGTAATTTTATAGGGTATGAAATAAGCCAAGAATACACAGACCTTGCAAACGCAAGAATAGAACAAATAGACAAGACACAACAAACACTGTTTTAAGGAGATTGAAAATGACTAATCGAGCTGAAAGACCAATAACCATAAGCTTCATAGAAGGCTCATCTTGCACGTTTGATAGTAACGACTTTGTAGAGTTCGAGATATTGACGCACGATTTACCTATGGGCGAAATTGTGTTTAAAGGTTCCCCTTTTACAGATGAAGGATTAACAGAACTAGGGCGGTGCGTGTTCGACTATTGCGATCACGGCTTGTATGTTTACCAAGAAATAGCCAATATGCTATATGAAGCACAGCATCCTTGGTTGGACTATGCGGATGCGGTGGAGAATGGAGCCTTTGGTAAAAACGACTTGCAAAGTAGATATATTATTTTAAGATTGACCGAAGATAATAAGCTTGTAGAGTTTATAGGAAAAGGTTGGGAAATTGAAAACCTTTTATTTAGCAAAACAAAAGCTTTTAAGCCTGTTAAGCCTTTTGATTTTTACCACTTCAACCAAGTGAAAGTATGGCAAGTGAAAGTATGGCAACCGCTTGAAACTGTGCTATAATACCATTGAAGCGGAGCTAGCATGACTAGCCACCGTACAGACTCCCTCCTTTGCAGGGGGGTTTTCTGCTTTATAGCCCAAAAAAGTTTGGCAACCGCCTGAATCTATGCTATAATAAAGTAACGAGTACCCAGCATCGTAATGTCGGAGCTAGCATGACTAGCCACCGTTCGGATAGCCCTCCAGCAATGGGGGGCAGTCTGCTTTATAGCCCAAAGGGGAGCTTTTACACTCCCCTCTATGCCGACTGAATAACCAGCCCTTCCCCTCCGTTGAGATACCCCGACAGAGTTTAACTTCTCGCCTTATCATGCTTAACGTGGCACACAAAGCATTACATCGCCTCCAAGTCTTCATCATCAGGACACAATCCATAAGCATCCAACACGGCTAAAATGCCTGAACAATCAGGGTCGCCTGTTAGATACATTAAATCTTCATGCTCTATACGAATGGTCATAAACTGCTTAAAGGCATAATGTAAAAGCTTTTGTTTATCATGGCGTGGATTGTAAGGGAATACTTTTAGAGCGTCATCTTTTGCGTATTCCTCCCATTCAATAACGGTATGTTCAAACTCCAAGCAATGCTTGCTTGCGGTCACTTGCATGACCAAGGCATCGTTTGCTTCAAGTGGTTTATAAATCGCATCAAGCAACGGCTTAATAAAATTGTCAACGTCACCAAATGTTTTACTGATTTCACCTTTTTTAGTTAGCACTCTAGGGCTATGAACGCTTATTCTAACCTTGTGAGGGGACGCTAAGAACGCCGTAAAGGCTTGTAAATTGTCTATCCCTACCAAGTCATCCGAGCTTGCCAAACAAGACAAGACAAGCTCTTTAAAAGTGTTGTAAGTGCTTGTGTTATAACGCATGATTCGCTTTCCTCGCAAGGCGTGTTTCTGCGTGTGGTTGCTAGTCGGTGGAATAAACGGTAAAACAAGCTTAATCATTAAACGCCTACTTTCTTTTTGTAGTTTTCAAAATCTTCTTCAAGTTCACCACGCACAATATCAAGCAAATATAAAAAGACATGAAAATCATTGTACTTTGTAAGTCGCATAAATACAAAAAAGTGTTTAGTCGGGATTTGTTTTAACATACTCAAATACATCTTAGACTTTTCTTGATCCTTCATGCTTATTGTTGGAAGTGTATTTTTTTCAAAAGTATCAATTAAAAAATCCCTAAAATCTTGGCGACATTTTTCACCCATAGCGTTAATAACAAAACTAGAAAACAAAAAATACATAAAAAATGGAAACTTAATCATAAAAAGACTCCCTTAAAAGGCGAACGCACCCATACCGCCAAGCGTGGATGCGTTCTAATGCTTTTAGTGCTTGGCTGATACCATTATAACATATAATCATCTCATACATTGAATGTAAAGATTTATTACAATGATATAAAAGTATTGTACTTTATTGGAAACTTGTGTATAATGACTACATGAGCTTAAACAAAGCTTTCTTCCTTCGGCAAGGGGAACTCGCAAGAGGCTATACGCCGTCCGCTCAACAGCGTGTGAAGTAGTAAGTTTGCGAAAGCAAACTAAAGGCGTTGTATTTTTCTAAGTGCTAATTCGTTCGTTTGGGTCAGCTTAGAACCAAAAAAGTAAAAGAAAAACTCTTTCTCTCATACTTAATTCACGGAGGGGTTCTTTTACTGACAACGCTTTTAATTTGCTTTCATGAGTGGGTGTCCGAGTGTTAAAGGAACAATGTTGCCAGAACAACATTGATTGTAGCTATCTAGTAAGGATACATTACAGTTTCGCAGGTTAAAATCCTGCCCCACTTTTTTACCTTTTCTCATAAGCCCTCCGTGTGGAGAGGGTTTATATCAGGAGGTCAATCATGGAAAAAGTAAAGGTATGTATCAGCGTACCTGAAGAGCTAAGGGAAGCCCTAGACAAGCTGGCAACGAAGCTTCATTTCACAAACTCAATTACAAGAATTGCAAATGCGGTTGAATATGCCTTAGTTCTTGGTCTGCCAAGAGTAAAGCATATTTATCAGCCCCCCACTCGTCAAAGAGGGCATCGTGATTACGTTTACCCTACAGTGCCTTTAGATGTTTCTAAAAAGCTTGATGAGTTAGCAGAAAAGCATAAATTGCAAGGTGTCGCATCCGTCGGCTATACGGCGTTGGTGCTAGGGCTTGAATCGCTGGAGGTGGACAATGGATAGCCAAGAAGCTGATTTTTGGTTCACCACTAGCGGTGACGACGAAGAAAGTTACAATGATATAACGGAGCGTGAGCTTCGTGGTTGGTAAATAAATGAAAGGAGTCCGTGAAATGGGACTTATTGCAAAAAACGTGAGCGGTGAGGATTTTCAGCCTTGCCCAGCAGGAAACCATATCGCCATTTGTACAGGCGTTGTATCTGTGGGGAAGCATGAGAATAACTTTAATCCCGAGAAAGCCCCTAAGAATGAAGTCGTCCTTATGTGGACGCTTCCTAACGCCGTTCGTGAAGACGGCTTTCCCTTTGTGCTAACAAAGACTTACACATTAAGCTTGCACGAAAAGGCAAGCCTTCGTAAGGATCTTAACGCATGGAGAGGCAAGGCGTTTACAGAGGAAGAGCTTGAAGGCTTTAACCTTTTGACCATCCTTGAAAAACCTTGTATGCTTCAAATTAACCACGAAGTAGGCAAGGACGGTAAGAATCGTGCCAAGATTATGTCAATCGGTAGCATGGTGGCAGGGCTTCCTGTTCCCACGTTGCCAAGCGATTACTCCTTCAATATCTTTGATGACGAAAACCCTACATGGATTGGGTTTGAAAGCTTACCTAAATGGTTGAAGGGTCGTCTTGAAAGCTCCCAAAACTGGGCAGATATTGAGCTTAAAATGAATGAGCTAGGAAGTCGCCCTATTTTAGAGTCTGACATTCCTGATGAAGCGTTGCCTTTCTAATGGAGCCAGTGGAGCATATTCGCTTAAAAATACAAGCGATTATGGAATTGCCAAGCTACGAGGGAGGCATGATTTCTAAGTGTTTAGAAACATTGCCTTCCCTTGAAAAAATGAGCGTTGACCAAATGAGAAATGCTTATAAACGGCTTGATTATTTAGAGAAGTTACTAACAACGCACGGCTTGCAAGGGTGAGCCGTGCATGAGGAACACACGATGAAAAGTAAAGCATGGGCTTATTTTTGGTGGTTTTCAGGTTTTTTTGGCTTGAATATCCACGCTTTCTATTGCAATCGCCCTTACGCAATAGCACTTCCTATTTATTATTTAGCTTGTTTTTTTTTAATGGGTGAAAAAAACGGCTGGATATTTTCTTTCCTTTATTGCCTTTTCTTTTTTGCACAACTTTTTTTAATCCCATCGTGGGTAAAAGAAGCTAACGAAAAAGAAACACAAGTACAAATTGATTTAATCGCTCAAGGTATTAGAAAAGCGAGGGATGAAGATGCCTAGTTTAACAGACTTATTCGCCAAGTGGACGCAAGCCAAAAGCCAGTGGGTGAACACTGCTGACGACTTAGCACTTGCCACGCAAGAACACGCTGAAAGTAAGCGGTGGCTTGCAGAGATTGAAGCCGACATCATGCTTGCTATGACCGAGCAGGACATCCCTAACGCACAGTTTGAAGACAAAACCTTTAAACGTGCCAATAAAGAAGTCAAGGTCGTAGATGAACCACTCGCACGTTTACTGATTGCAGAGCGTGGCATCCAAGATGCGTTTATGAAAATTACACAAAAAGAACTAAAGGCTCAAGGACTAGATCGTGAATGTGTTTCTATTGAACTTCACCCTAGCCTGAAAGTGGAGGTAACAGATGCTTAAAGCTACGTTTAATGTAAAGGGAAAGAACTTAGAACAGATTGTAGACCGACTGTATGATTTTCTTGAAGAATTAGAAAATCAAGGCTATGACGAAGCACATCCTGATTCGTCAAGTGTTAGTTTTTACTTAGAAGAAGGAGACGACTAAATGGAGCTACTTAACTTTATTGGTGAAAATCTAGGCTGGTTTGCGTGTTTGGTCGTTGTGCTTGCATGGGCGATAAAAGAAAAATTAACCGACACCGTGCAGGCAGTAATTGAACAGCCAAGTTGTGAAATTAAAAGACCCCAGCTAATTGTCACAATTAACGTCTACAAAGGCAATGATGCGACGATTATAGCAACGGATGCAGAAGGGCGAGATTATGCCGACATTATTCAAGATGACGCACAAGAAAAGGCTTTAAAACTCGTCCACTATGGAAAGCTCACGAGTTCATTAGTTGAAGCCGTGAGAGAGGCGACAACGACCTTGCAAGGCGTTGAAGTGGAAGTGCCACAGTCGCCAGTGGATGAAGGGCTGGATGTTGTGTACCCTGATGCACCAGCAGAAGAACTCAAGCACCTTGACCGTATCAAAGCAGGCATTAAGCCAAAGGGAGTAGCCGATGCTGAAACATCCAAATCTGATTAAGGTTTATGAATGCCACCCTGATGAAAGCTTAGATGCTTATAAATGGGTTAGACAAAAGCTAAACATTGCTCCTAATAAACTTCAATCATACTCTATGCAACAGTTTGTTGCTAATGTATTTATTTTGTTTAAAGAAGAATCTGGTAGCTATTGGGGTAGAAGGTTTATAACGCAAGCCCCTTATATCGTCGAAGATATTGCAGGCTCCCAGCAAGTAGTGTACGAAATTGTCCATGTCAAGCCGTATTTGCTAAATTGGAAAATCCTCTAAATGGAGGATGCCCCGAGTCCTAAAAGTTGCTAAAGTAATCATATAAGCCTAAGTGAGGCTTTAAGGAAAGGAAACTCCTATGTCTAGTTATAATTTACAAGTTGACAGAATGCCTTTTGATCCGATTAAGGCTCCCCCAGTTCACACACAACGACGTATTGACAGCTTGCCACCAGCATTGCAGAAAACAATCGTTGAGAACTACACGCTGAACCTAGAAGCAAACAATCGTGATGAGTACATCTGCAAACTTGAAGGCGTGTTAGCAGAAGCTAGAGCAAATCAAGAACGTGATGAAGCCTTTAAAGGAGCTTACTAATGTCTTTCTTTAACTTTTTTAGAAATGAAAGCCTGTTTGACAAGGGCTATAGTGACGCTCAAGAGTTTTACGATTACTACCAAACGCTTGATGCGGTTAAAAATCACATTGTCGCCTTTGGGTTGCTGGATAATGCTAAGCCACAATCTGAAAAGAACGGCTGGTATGCCTTCGTGTGGGAAATGGAGCAGATCCCTGCACACACGGAGCCAAGCAAGGCAATCCCCTTACTGGAGTTCGTGAGCGTTCCTAGCTTGCCTAGTAACCTTCCTAATGCGTGTATCGCTAATGCTCCTATGACTGGATACATCCTAGCGGAAACCATCTATGAAACAGCTATCAAGCAAGGGATGTCATCCGTTGAAGCGTTTAACGAGCTTGACTCAAAGGTGACTCGTCAAGCACTTGGTTTAAATTGTAACGAAAGTTTACAGTATGCCATTTATGTAAACGAACTTGAAGCTAAGGTTATCAAGCCGATTCAAAAGCTTGAAGCATTGCTTAAGGTGGATGCTGAAGGCTACCAACCGTGTGAAAACGTCTAGTACAGAAAAAGAAAAGGATCTATTATTATGAACATGAGAATTGCTTTACTTACAATGTCAATTTTTGTTATTGCCACGCCTGTTTTTTTAGCAGGGGTTGCCTTTAAAGAGCCTGTTGTGCAGGCTTACGAAAACGTTACCCTAGCGTTTGCACCTGTTCCATTAAGCCCTAGCGAATTAGAGCATCAAAAGCACGTTAAAAAGTGTAATGATGACGCTTTGTTTCTAAGGGGGCATCGTGACCTATACGAAGACAACCGTATCAAAAACTGCACCGTCACAGGTCACACTGTAACAGGTGAAGAAAAGGTTTATTCGCTTATTGCTGAATGGGATGCCGTGTATGGCAAGAAAGCACCCACTCCTCCACCCTTGAAGTTAAAAGCGGGGGCATCGAACACGCAGGGAAAGTAAACCGCCCTGTAAGGGGCAGAACAGTTAAGCCTAGTGAAGGTTATGAGGCTTCACAAGGCTATCGGCTGGTGAAATCAAAAATCGGAGCCACGTTTGCAAAGGTTGCCTATGATGAAGTTCTAAAGCACCAAAGGGCAGGAAGCACAATCACGTTGACGATGTGGTACACGCTGGTTAATCATCGTGAAAATGCCAAGTGGGACTTTGGAGCTAAAAACCATAACTCAAATGGAACTTGGGATTGTGGCTTAGGGCAGGTCAACATGAAGGCTTGCACATCTAAAGCGTTTAACCCCACTTGGGCGATTAAGAAAAGCATCGGGATCTTGGCACACAAGAACATCCACTTTGCTAATAAAGACACTCGATTAACCTTTAAGCGTTACAACGGCGACGGAGCTAAGGCGACAGAATACGCCCGAGTGTGCATGAAGTATTACAAAAAGTATAGAGAAGGAGCTTAAACGATGTATATTAAAGAAGCTGAATATAAACGCTTGCAAGGCTATGGAGAAGCAGCAAAGCAATTAAGTCAAATCAATCAAAAAATCAATGACAAACTTATTGCTTTAGAAGAAGAAAATGCACAACTTAAAGCTGAGCTGAAAAAAGCACATGAAGAATGGGATGTGCTTGCCGTTGAAAATATTGAACTAAGCTGAAAGGATCTTAAGATGGATACTTTAATGAAAGTAGGTATTATTGTTTTATCGATTCCTGTAACTCTTTTTTTAATTGCGGTAGGTCATGCTGTAGTAAAGCTTATAAAAGCAATTTTAGAACGAAATAAAACGTGGGACGAGCTTTCTTCTGAAGAAAAAGCCAAATACAAAGAGCTTAAAAAGCGTAAAGGAGCTTAACGAATGAATCTACCTGAACCATTTTATGACGCCTGTGCGTGGTTTGTGCTGGTTGTGCTGTGTCCCACGCTTGCCACGCTTGCCATTAAGGTGTGCGTGCCTGAATCGGTAAAAGTGTTTGTTGGAATTGTGAAAGGAAAAGAATAATGAACATAGCGATACAATGCTTTTTGATATTGTTTTCATTGGTTGGAATGTTTGTTTACAATTTTAGAGGCGTAAATGACTTACAATCTGAATCTTTTGGTTTTGCCACGCTTAATTTTGTAGTTTGTTTGCTTTTGCTTTTAAACGCTTTTGCGAATACGCTTCAAGTATTTAACGCATTAAAATGGATTTCATATTAAGAAAGGAAAAGAATGATGCCTACTTATTTAGTTGAAGCCCCAGTTATGGGGGGTTTCAGTAAGATTGGAAATGCTGTAATCGAGGTTGAAGCGGATTCAATTGAACACGCTAGAGAAGTCGCAGGAGATACACCTGAAAGCGAATGGGATATAGAAATAGAATGGGGCTTTGATATGAACAAAGCCTATATTACGGAGGTGGAATAATGACTAACGAAATGATGAGACCGTGCCTACCTGAAGGGTGGGAGCTTAAAGAGCCATTTGATGCCTGTGATTTCAACATGGATTATTTTGAAGTTTTTAGAAATGAAAGTGATTGCAACTATAATGTTTACTTTTTAGGCACCAAAATTGCAACAGTAGATGAGTATGCCGATTCATTCCCAATTTATCGCCAAATTATAACCACCATAGCCGACGCTCTCAAAGCCCCTGTGCTGGCGACGGAGGAGGTGCTGGCAGGATTGCCGAAGGATGCGAAGGTTTGGGTTGTGGTGGATGAAGGCAATAGAAAAGCCCAATACAAAGCCACCTACAAGTATATGCGTTACGATACAGACCCTATTTGGGAATATACCCCTTATGATTGCTCTGTATGTGAAGATGACGGCTACGAGTACCCTCACGAAGTGTACACGGACAGCGGTTGCTACCTCGTGGCAGACAAAGACGACCCCAAAACAGCGGAATACCTCCGCCAGTTCACGCTACAAGGCGTAAGGAGGGTGGGATGAGTAACGAAATAATGGTGCGTCCATGTACGATTAAAAGGGTGACATTTGATGCCTATAAAGCCTCAAATGTAAAGGTCTTAGACAAGTGCGTTAGTTCAGACCTAAAACATAATCACTTAGTGGTTCAGGTCACTAATGCTGATTGTGATGTTTTATGGGAAGATCATATTTGGAGCGGTAGGCTTACGGCAACATTGCAGAAAGTCCACACGAAAATATCGGAAGCGCTGAAGGCTCCTGTGAGATTGACCGATGCAGTCTTGGAAGAGCTTTATAAGCACTGGATGCGAAACAGTTTATGGGAAAACGAAGAAGAATATATTGTATATCGTTATTCAGAATATGGAGATATAAAGAACTGCAAACTTAAATACTGGAATGGGAATTGGCACTACTACGCACCTTATATGCAAGATGTAAAGTACATCAACAAATACGCCGATAGTATTTCACCCATTTGTGAAGAAAGTGCTTTTGTTTTACATAAGTTTTACACTAGCGGTGTCGCACATGAAAGAAAGGAAACGAAAGATGCTTAGAACTGATTGTAAATACATACACCGCCCTATGGTACGCCCTGAACTCAATAAAGGAAAGCCATTCGAAGCGATGAGTTTAAGGACTGAAAAGACGTGGTACTCCCCAAAATCAAAACAAATGATGATCACAGTCTTGGCACACGAACATTTTATAAAGATTGTAGAAGAAGATTTTACACATACATACGCCTTTAATGACGAGTATAAATTAGATGAGTTTATGAGCATCTTGACTTACGAGAAAGCCCAAGCCGTGAATCCCCCCATCGAGGTGACGCAGGCGGTGCTTAAGGCTATGGAGAAAGTGCCTGAAGCGAAGTTTTGGGTAGGGGATGATGAGACTAAATACAAACTGGAGAGACCGTGTAACACTTACGTCTCTTTAAACGACGAATGGTCGAATGGACGTGATTTTGATGACGGAGGTATTCCCTATAAGTCTAAATTACAAATCGGCGACTACATCCAAGCCGATTGCCCCATCGCCTTGCAGGTGTTGCTAGGCTTTACAATAGAAGGAGTGCCGAAAGATGCTTAATTACCCATGCCCTCCTGTTGGGTTTCAGTTTACAGAGGAGAATATCGAAGATGCGAAATGCTTTTATCGCAAATGGCTAGTCGATGTTGCCTTATACAGGGATGAAATAATGATTATTGCAGACGGACGTCCTATGAATCAATATAGCTGGATAAACAACGCCAACTTGCCTTGGACTGTATTAGACCAAGGTCACACATTCACCGAAACCCCATTACCTGAAGGAGAGACCGAATGAGTAAATGTTCAACAGATTTAACCACACGATGCGAACAAATGGACGATGTGCTTGATTGGGGCTTTGTAAAGGGCTTGTCAATCAACACGTTGAGAAATCGTACAACATGGGAAGCTCGTCAAGTGGTGACGTATTCAAGTAAATCAGGAATCAAACAAAAGAGGCACTTAGTTAATTTTTGTCCTTTTTGTGGAACAGAACTAGGAGAAGTTAAACCGAATGACTAACTTAATGCAACGACCCGACTTAGGTGTCGGTCACTACGAAGTCACACTATGGATGACCGTACAGCAAACAGCAGAGCATCTAAACTTTACGGAGCATACAATCAGACGCTTCATTTGGCAAGGCAGGCTTAATGCCAAGAAAGAGAATGGGCGGTGGTTTATTGATGTTGATAGCATTGAAGCACTAAAGAAAGGCGGGAATGATGATAGCCATTAACTTCAAAGCCAAGTTTGCGGATTTGGTCGCCACTGGTAAAAAGACGCAAACCATACGACGCACGAACCGCTTCAAGGTGGGCGATACTCTTCAGCTCTACACAGGACAACGTACAAAGGCGTGTCGCAAGTTGGGTGAAAGTGTTGTGAAGAAGATTTTACAAATTCAAATCTTTGAAAATCATATCCGAACCTATGCCCCCACTAAAGACCCCAGCGTTCTTAAAATGGTCTCCACTGCCAATAAAGAAACGCTCAATAAAATGGCGGAAAAAGACGGTTTCAAAGACTTTGAAGAAATGAAGGCGTTTTTTGTGGCTAATTACGGCGACTTGCCTTTTGAGGGGTATCTGATCCAGTGGAAACTCAAGAAAGCAGGTGAGTGATGAGTAACGCACACGCACGAGTGAAGCATCGCAAGGTGATGAAGGGGAGAAAGCCTAGTGTTATTTTGGTGTACTCTGATGATACAAAAAAACAAGTCCAAAAAGTTTTCTATAATCGCTATGGGGTCGCTTTTAACACACGAAAGGAAAGAGACTGGAGTAACGGATAAGACTTAATATGTCCACGTCCGCTCGTCGCCTAAGTCGATGTGAACAAAGTCAGCCCAGCCATCCTTGTTGTAATCAGCTCTAGCCAAGCCCCCTATATGAAACTCGTTTAAGCGTGCCATTTGGTTTTTATCGAATGGCACGCCTTTTACGTTAAAATCTACCGCAAGCCCTGTTAGGTGCATGGACTTAGACGCCCCCCCAATACGCTTGTTATGGCTAGGTACACGAAGCCACGACGTGATGACAATAGGCTTCCCGAAATAGTCTCTAAACTTTTCAAGGTACAACGCCAAGCGAAAACCGTTATCAAGCATGGCTTTAGTGACTTCTTGCCACTCGTTAGGGCGAATCCCTACAAACACTTCACCCCATTTGAAGTTCGTGGTGATGTTCCTATTCACCAGCAGGTCGTAGTCCTTTGACTTGATAAGCGAAAAGGCTGATGCGACGGTTAGTAGATTCTTAGACATGGGTTCCTCCTAAAGAAAAGGGGCTATGGGGAAGCCCCCTCTGCATCTATCTTGGATCTTCCTCTATGCAAACTTGATGAGCTTCAATGCATTAATTAACGCTTTTAAGGCTACATCGTCAAAAGGGTTTTTCGTGCTTTTAACAATATCGTCCCCATACGTTTCCAAAGCATATACTAGCACATTCAATAAAGCAGTCCAAAACATAATCTAGTCCTCCTGATTAAGTAACGTATCTTCTAACATTTCACGGTCAATAATTGAATAAGGCACACCTTCCACTTCTACAAACTCCACCTCTGCTTTTTGAAAGACTATCATTTCAAGCCCTTGTAAAAAAGCAATCGTCGTAAAAATACAAAGTCGCATGATTGATTTAAACTCTCTCATAACTGGCTCCTTATTTT